TTATTCTAATTTAGAAGAAGAAATTGGCAATTCTAAAATTGATTTATGGATTCATGGACACACTCATGAATTTTGTGAGTATGATTTGCATAATACAAAAGTAATTTGTAATCCTCGTGGTTATGTAAATGAAGGTTCTTTTGATAACTTTCAATTAAAATATATTGAGATTTAATTATGTTTATGATTGATATAGAAACACTAGGAAGTAGAGAAGATTCTGTTATATTGTCTCTTGCGTGTATATATTTTGATCCAATACAGAAACCATCTCCTGATCAGTTAAGAAAAGATTGTTTCTTTATTAAATTTGATGTAAAAGATCAAGTAGAAAACTATAAAAGAAAAATTCAAAAAGATACCATAGAATGGTGGAATAAACAATGTGATCTTGCAAAGAAAAAATCTTTTGTTAGAAAATCTACCGATGTATCGTTGATTGATGGAATACAACAATTCAAATTATGGGTATCAGAGAAGGATACAAATAAAAAAGATTGGATATGGGCTCGTGGCAGTTTGGACGAGTTCGTCCTTAAATCTGTTGAATCGCAGTTAAATGTAGAACCAACCTTTACTTACAATCGTTGGAGAGATGTTAGGACAGCTATTGATCTATTGTATAATCAAACCAATGGTTATTGTAAAGTGAATTATGATGGATTTGATGCCAGTCTTAATATTATTAAACATAATCCAATTGATGATTGTGTTTTTGATATTATGATGTTAGTGTATGGAGAAGAAAATGAGTAGTAATTTTTTTGATGATTTACAATTTGTAAATTTGAAAGATAATAATGTACACAGTACACATATAAACACAATTTTAGATCCTACTATAACAACAGTGATCACTGGTCATACTACTGTACCATATTATAATAATCGCAATAATCAAGAATCAACAACAGATATTGAAGGTAAAATGGTATGTGTAAAATTTACAATGTCCACATATGAATTTGAAACAGTATCTCAACACTTTCATCCTGATGATATAAAAATAAAATTATGCGACATGTTAGCAAAAGAACTATATCATAATGCTAATATAGAATTTACGAAAGAAACAGATTTAAACACAAACAATACAATATTCAGAGCAAGAATTTTTGTTGTTCCTGATACGACCGTAAGACTTTTACGATTAAATGGATATGACACTAAATAACATTATGAAACTTAAAAAATTTATATTCCTTCTTATTGCAACATATTTTACACTAATATTTGCAGAAAACTTGATACACCTCAGTTTAATTCAAGGGTTTATCTATCTCCTCCTATGCCTTTTTCTAATAGGGTATTCACTCTTCATTGAGTAATCCGTCAATGGCCACTTGACAAAAAAGTTCTTGACAAAATACCAAATTTGTGGTATAATATTCATATAAACTGAAAAAAGAGACAAAGATTATGAATATTATGATGACAAAAGAAGATAAAATCAAATACTTAACCGACATTGATATGGCTACGGTTAAAACTCTAAAGAAAAAACAATTAATAGAATTGGTTAGAAATCTAATCGAAGAAGCATATTATGATATGCCAGAGTCCTTAATAAATTCAATTTTTCAAGGAGAATAAAATGGGTCAATTTGTTATTATTATGATTATAGTTACGGTATTATATTTCATAGGATTATTTTTACAATGAATAACATATTAAAATGGTCCGCAACATTGATTACAATTTGTGGTGCTATATTAACATCATTAAATATGTTCCCTTATAATGTATATGCTTTTAATGTAGGATGTTTGATTTGGATTATTTGGGGTTATAGAATTAAAGAAAAATCTATTGTTACAGTAAATCTTGGATTATTAATAATTTATATTATTGGAGCATTAAAATGAGTGATGAAACAAAAAACATTTTACAAGAATTAAGAGTTATTTTCCAAAGCAGAAGTGAAGAAGTTATTAATGATGAATTTGATCGAGGTTTCATATTTGCAAATGCATCAGCAGTTGATTTGATTGACTTATATTTGAATGGTGAAAAATTATGAAATTCTATCAAGAATCAGGTGCAATCATGTATGGTAATCATACTTATTTACTTGATGATAGTAAGACAAAGGTATATGGTTATGTAAAAGAAGGTACAAAGAATTTAGAAATGTTTAAAGTACCTAAGAGTTTTTCTACTAAAGGTAGAATATTAAAAGTAATTAAAGAAACATTTGGTTATGTAGAGAAAAAAGAAAGTTCTCGTATTGAGGTATCAGGATCAAAAGGTAACAAGTATTACATTGAAAAGAACGGTAATAAATTTACCTGTACTTGTCCAGGTTTTACTTATAGAAATACTTGTAAACATATTTTACAATTTAGTGGTACAAGTGCTTGACAAACTGGTATTATTATGTTATTATATATCTATACTGTTTGAACAGCAGCATACTTACTTATAACAGATTTTTGAAATTTTGATGGTAATAATGCTGTTTTTGATGATATTTACCAATTTATATTATGGAGATTTATAATGAGTTTTAATCGTAATGCAACATCTTTTATTAAAGCTGCAAGTGAAATGTTTGGTGAAGGTTGTGTTTTAACACGAGAAAGTATTAATCAAGTTTTGTTAGAAAATGATATACCATATCCATACTGGTTGGTAACAAAATCAGAACACAGATATGGTCGTGGTCAATACAAATTGCCTAAACTTTTAAGTGATGTTGTTGAAACAATTAAAGAATCAATTCAACCTGAAGTTGCAACTATCAATATGGCAGCTCAAGTTGTTCAGTTGAAACAACACAAAATGATTGATGACAGTGATCCATCCATTCCTGCAAAATATCCAGATTATGTTCCATTTGGATTTTTTAAAGATATGAAAAAAATCATTGATAGTAAAATGTTTTATCCTGTATTTGTAACTGGTTTATCAGGTAATGGTAAAACATTAATGATTGAACAAGTATGTGCAGAATTGAATCGTGAATGTATCCGTGTCAATATTTCAATTGAAACAGATGAAACGGACTTACTTGGTGGTCCTACTTTGATTGATGGTAATGTAGTGTATCGTGATGGTCCTGTTTTAACTGCTATGAAACGTGGTGCAATTTTATTGATTGATGAAGTTGATCGTGGTTCAAACAAGTTAATGTGTTTACAAGGTATTCTTGAAGGTAAACCATACTTCAACAAAAAATCAGGTGAAATGGTTTATTCAAAAACTGGTTTCAATGTTGTTGCTACTGCAAACACTAAAGGTCAAGGTTCAGATGAAGGTAAATATCTTGCACAGATTTTAGATTCTGCTTTCTTAGAAAGATTTCCAATTACCGTTGAACAAGAATTTCCTGATTCAAGAACTGAAAAGAAAATTCTTACTCCATTAATTGATGATGCACAATTCGTTGATCATTTAGTTCAATGGGCAGATGTTGTACGCCAAACTTATGAAAATGGTGGTATTGATGAAATTATTTCTACTCGTAGATTAGTTCATATCGCATCGGCATACAAAATCTTTGGTGATCGAATGAAATCCATTGAGTTATGTGTTAATAGATTCGATACAGATACAAAAGAAGCATTCCTTGATTTGTATAGTAAGATCGATGCTTCAGTTGCACCAAAAGAAGAAGAAAAAACTGAACCAGTTAATCAAGAAGTTACATTTTAATTTTATTATTAATTTATTGAAAAGGAAATATATTATGCCAAAAGGTGATCGTAATCCAAATCGTAACAGTAAAATCAATCGTCACGAAAAAGTATGTCAATTACTTTTAAGTGGTAATCCTGTAACTCCCGAAGAGATCATGAATTTCTTCAAAGGTACAGATCAAGAAAGTGTGATGTATCGTTTACCACAAAACATTAATTATATTAGAACAGATGGTGGTATTATTAAAACAATTAAAGATGGTAGAAAAGTAAAAGCATATCAATTGATTAATATTGAAGACTTTACTCCCGAGGGTCGATATCGTCCTCAACCAAAAACAGTTGACACATCAGTAAAATCAGTTGCATCTGTTACTGCTGAAGTGGCAACAAATAAAGTTGTTGAAAAAACGGAAGTGAAAACTCCATTACAAATAATTACTCCCGTGACTATATAAGGATATATTATGAATTTATCGGATGACGAAGTTGAAAAACTCTCTAAAGTAATTGATGTTGGTTTTGCAGACATTTTGGATAAATTTCCTGATGTTACATTTGATCAATTTATTATTATGGTTGTTGTTAGATTAGGAAAGATGTGTGAATATGTTGATGAAATGAATGGAACAAATTCAGGAATTGAAATACTAAATCTTGCATTTCAAAATTTTATAGAAGTATTTGATAACAGAAAAATTAATAAAGTAAGTTCAAATAATACATTACATTGAGGTTATCATGGAACATATCTTGATAGCAATTAGTTTTATAATTATTGGAATATTATTAGGTAATAGAATTGCAAATTCTGTTAATAAAATAGATGGTTGTTGTGAAGGTGATTGTAATCAAGGTAGAAATTGTCATTGTAAAGGAAAAGAATGAAAAAAGTATTAATAACAGGTGCGTCAGGTTATATTGGTCAGCATCTGGCAAAATTGTTAAGTGAAGATTATTTTGTTATTGGTATGGATATCAATCCACCAGTTGATCCAACGGTCTTTAATAAGTTTTTGTATGATGATATCAGGAGTACAGATTTAGATCAATTTATGGCATGGGAAGGTATTTTTAATATTGATGTGGTCGTTCATTTGGCTGCACTTGTTCAAGTTGGTGAATCTGTAAAAAAACCTATTGATTACTACACAACAAATTGTGAAGGTACACTTAATTTACTAAAACATATTGATTGTGAGAGATTTATTTTTGCTTCAACGGGTGCAGCTGTTAATCCAACATCTCCGTATGCTTTATCTAAAGCTATGATGGAACCCGTTGTAGAACAATATTGTAAAGAAAACAATATTAATTATACCATTTTTAGATTTTACAATGTAATAGGAAGTGATGGATATGAACCAACTAATCCTGATGGGTTATTTTATAATCTAATCAAAGCAAAAGAAACAGGTGAATTTAATTTGTATGGTACAGATTATAATACATTTGATGGTACGGCAGTTCGTGATTATGTTCATGTAATGGAAATTTGTCATGCGATAGAATTGGCAGTAAGAAATGGTAATACTGATGAAGGTGTACAAAATCTTGGACACGGTAAAGGTTATACTGTTATGGAAATCATTAATATGTTTAAAAAGGTAAACAATTGTGATTTTAAAGTAAATGCTTGTCAAAGAAGGGAAGGTGATGTAGAATCAAGTGTATTAGAAAATGTATCACCATATATGTCTAACATTTATAGTCTTGCAGAGTTATTAAGAATATGAAAGTAATATTATCAAATTATAGAAATCATTGGATATCACCATATACTATTCTAGAAAAAGTTTTGTTCTGGAAAGATTGGGATAATATTGAATATGATGAACCATGGGTAAAAAAATGGTCAGATATTTTAACTCCAATTTCAGTAACAATTGAAAATATTTTAGATACCATTCATCCACGAATCGAATATGTAAAACTAGATAGATGGGATACGTGGAATATGGACACAACATTAGGTAAAATTATATTACCCATGTTAAAACAATTGCGTGATGATAAACAAGGATCACCCACAGTTGATTTAGAAGATGTACCTGAAGAATTAAGATATGAAGAAACAGAAAAATATGAAAGTCAATTTACATTTGATTTTTATCATGAGAACGATATAACAAAAAAAGATGTTGATGTTCATGTGCGATGGAATTGGGTAATGGACGAAATGATTTTTGCTTTTGAACATCTTCTTGATGATTCATGGGAAGAAGAGTACAGAAAAGGTACAATGGATGTAAAAACTGTACCTTGTAAATATGATGAAAATGGAAAACCTGAATTGTATAAAATGGTTTATGGTCCAAATCATACATATGAATTAGATTATGAAGGTATTAAAAAAGTAAATGACAGAATTGATAATGGTTTAAGATTATTTGGGAAATACTACCGTGGCCTTTGGAATTAATATGATGACATATATAAATTATATCTCTGCATTATATAGATTGAAAGAAGTTGAAAAAACTGTTACAATGTTAAGGGATAGTAAATATTCTGATGAAGGTGTACCACCTACAGTACTTGCTCAAAGAGACTTTATCAAAAAAGAAGTAGAGTATTTTAAAGATGAATCTATTAAATTATCTTTAATAATTGTTATGATTATTACTTTTTTAATAACTGTATTGGTAGTTTTATTTAAAATGGGAAAAATATGAAAACTGATAAAAACTTTAAGTTATCAAAAAGTGTTAAACGAATGTTAGCTTTAATGAAAAATGTGAACAAACAAGATTGGAAACATGGATTCATTCAATCTCAAGTTCAATATGAATCAATCAAAAATCGTAGATCAAAACCTGAAGGAGATGAATAATGAGTCTATTTGTAGAAGTGGATTGTATCCAAAAAAATAAACAAACTGTTAATACTAAAATGATTTTAAACATGGACGATGTTTCATATATTCTTCCTTTAGTAAAAGATGGTGTTGAAATTACAATGACAAATGGTGATGTTGTTAGAGTAAGTGATAATTACTCACAATTCAAACAATTTGTAATGCAAACAGTAACATCTGCTGATATTCAAAAGAAGATTGAAGCACTTCAACCAAAGAAATACAATAAAGAACCTTTAGTTGATGCAGATGACATTAAACGATTAATGGAAAAGAAACAACAGAAAGCTGCTGCTAAAGTTGAAAAACAAGAAGCAAAAACTCACATTGGTACCACTTCGGGTGATATACAGTAATATTGACAAATCGATTTAGTTGTGATATAATATTATTTTATTATGAAGAGTTATTATGAACATATTTTATCTCGATAAAAATCCTAAAACTTGTGCGGAGTACCACGTGGATAAACATGTGGTAAAAATGATTCTTGAATATTCCCAACTTCTTTCTACTGCTCATCGTGTCCTTGATGGTACTGAATCTATTGGGATCAGTAAAACTGGTTCTGGAAGGAAACAAAAAAGATGGATTCTTTCTGATGATCGTGATTCTATACTCTATTCTGCTACTCACGTCAATCATCCATCCGCTATTTGGGTAAGACAATCAAATTGTAATTATGATTATCTTTATAGATTATTAACATGTCTTTGTGAAGAATACACATATCGTTATGAAAAAATCCATAAGTGTGAATCAAGTGGTCTAGTTAAAGAATTGTTTAGAACACCATACAACATTCCATACAACGATACTGGTCTACATCCATTTACAGAACCTACTCCTGCTATGCCAGATCATTGTAAAGTTCCCGGTAATTCTTTACAATCATATAGAAATTATTATTTTATGGAAAAAGAAAGAATGTGGTCTTGGTCAGGTAAAATAAATAGTCGCATGATACCTGATTGGTTACAACAAATGATTCTAAAGAGAGACGTAAAATGTTAAACAAAGAAACAGATCCACGATTACCTAATTGGTTAAATAACGTGTTAAATAGTTTTCCTTTATTGATTGATACAAAATATATTGTACCTGTATTATGTATTGCACTTGGATTCAAACGTAATGGGAAATGGGTTTTAGGTAAAATTGGAGTGGGTCCAAATGATCCCAATTATCCTGGACAGATGTTCTGGAATGGTATCTTTGAAGTAAGGTTTATGTTGCCATTTTATGTGAACTTTATGATTAGATGGTCAGCAACTGCTAGTCCCAGTTATTTTCAGTTTCAGTTTGGTTGGAAAAGGAATGGACGCTTTGCTATTGCATTTAGATTCTTAACCGATGCATCTGCAAGGGCTGGCGTATTAAGTCCTAACCTAGATCAGGCTGGTGGGTTTAACGAAGGTACAGCTTAATTAAGGATTATATTATGCCAACATATGAAATGAGAAATAAAGAAACTGGTGAAATCTTTGATATTAAAATGTCATATAAAGATTTGGATCAATATTTTAATGATAATCCACATATTGAACGATACCACTCAGCAGAAAATTTACCTATTTTTAGTGATGGTGTTAGAATGAGTGTACCTGGTGTAGGTCAGCCAGATAAAGCATTTGAACAAAATGTGATTCAGCGTATCAAAGAAACAGTTCCTGGTAATACTCTAGCAAAAACACACAAAACAAAATTACCTAGGGAGTGGTAATATAAATATATAAATAAAAGGGAATATTATAAATATGTCATACTGGAAATGGGATAAGTGGATACCAAAAGAAATATGTGAGCATTTAATTCAAGAGTGCTCCAATGAACCACTTATGCAATCTGAAATTCAGAATAATACTCCCATTGATACAAGTATTCGTAAAAGTAAAAACTTATTTTTAAAGCGTAACCATTGGTTTGAAGGTATTTTATTTAATCATATTCGTTATGCAAACCAATCGTTAAATTTAAATTTTGATATTACTGACTGTCAAGAAGTGCAGTATACAGTTTATACAGAGACTGAATTTTATGATTGGCATACAGATCAAGACTATTTTCGAATATCTACCCCTATGCGTAAACTCAGTGCTGTATGCCAACTTAATGACACAAGTGAGTTCACTGGTGGGGGTTTAGTCATTAAAAATGGAAATACTGAACTTAATGTTTTAAAACAACAAGGGGATATAGTTGTATTTCCTTCAGGTATCCTGCATAAAGCTTTACCGATAGAAAGCGGTACAAGAATAGTAGCAGTTATGTGGGCGACAGGGCCTGCGTTTAAATAAGAGGTTTATATGAAAAACGGTGTTGACTACATTTTTGATTATTCAGATTTAAATCGTTTGCATTTGCGTATTCAGTTATTAACTGGGCCATATAAAGATCTTATTTTTGAAACGCATACTATTGAGTCAGATATATCAGAAAAAGGAAACTTTTTAACTTTTAATCACATCTTTTATCAAGTTCCTTTTATTATTGCTAATACTGATGAACTAAATAAATTAAAAACATATATGGCTGAAGTAATTTGTCATGTAGTCGATGATCGTAGAAACGATCCTATGACTGGGTGGAATATGATTGCTGCAGATGAAGCTATGAGAAATAAAGCTCGTTTTTGTAAAATTAAAATAGACGATAAATTCTATGAGGTGGCAGCATGACGCTTAATACTTCAGGGCCAATTAGTTTAGCTGGCACTACAGTTGGACAGTCAATTGAGATTGAATTAGGTGGTTCAGGCACTACTACAATTTCACTTAATGATTCTAATGTAAGGACATTAGCGGGCGTACCATCAGGTCAAATTAGCTTATCTAATTTTTATGGTAAATCAAACCATACTCCTCAATTATATACTTTTACATCTTCCACAAATTTTACTGTCCCTTCTGGGGCTACCTCTTACCAAGTTATATTAGTAGGAGGAGGTGGTAGTGGTGGGAATGGAGAATATTAAATATAGGTAATAAATATGACGATATATTCTTATGGTGCTGGCGGTGGTGGTGGCGGTGGCGTTAATACATTTACTTATTCCGTTTCAGGAGGCCAAACTTTAACTATAACTATTGGCGGAGGTGGCGGAGGAGTATTTGGAGCTTATACAAACGGTAATCCCGGCTCTGGTACTTCTTTAAGTGGGGGTAGTGGGGGAACGATTAGTGTTGGTGGTGGTGTTGGTGGTGGTGCTGGTGGCGTCCCAGCTAAACAGGGAGGTCCGGGAGGAGCTTCTGGAAACGGCCATGCCGGGGGTTCCGGAACAGCTTTTAATACCTACTTTGCTGTAGGTGGAGGAGGAGGAGGTGCTGGTGGTAATGGTGGAACGGGATCATATTCTCCCCCATCTACTTATATTGGTGGTAATGGAGGTTCGGGGTTATCTGTGAGCATTCCCGGATATTCAAATACTTTTGGTGGTGGAGGTGGCGGTTCGGCTTATTACACTGGGGGGTCAGGTGGCTCAGGAGGAGGTACTCCCGGTACTAAATTTGGATTAAATGCTTCTCCGGCTGGCGTAAATACTGGAGGAGGAGGTGGGGCTACATTTTCAGCAGGAACAGTCTATACTTCGGGGTCAGGTGGGTCTGGTTTTGTTGCTATATATGGGTGATATATGAGTCATTTTGCACAAGTAAAAAATGGAATAGTCCAACAAGTTATAGTTGCTGAACAGCCATTTATAGATACTCTGCCAGATAAACAAGATTGGGTGCAGACAAGTTACAATACTCGCAGTGGTATTCATTATGGGCAAGATGGTAAACCAGATGGAGGAACCGCTTTAAGAGGTAACTATGCTGGTATAGGGTATATATACGATTCTAAAAATGATGTATTTTATCCACAACGCCCCAAGGATGAAAATGGAGTAATTTACAATTCATGGGTAATTTCTGGGCCGGATTGGACATGGAAACCTCCAATACCCTATCCAACAGACGGTAATACATATTTATGGGATGAACCGTCTATATCATGGAAATTAGTAGTATGAAAAAAACAGAACATAAATTAAAGTCAGGTAAAACAGTTAAAGTTTTTGATAACTACATACCACTTTACTCAAGGTTGTTTTTTTACGATTTTTGTATGAAATCAAATTTCATAATTGGGTGGGGAGATAGTTCCTCTGAAGTTGGCGTAAAGCATAAATTTTTACATTCTGATTACAGTTTACAAGATAACGTTAATGGCCGTGTTTACTTAGATATTATGGACAGTGAAATAGCAAATGAAGTTGCAGGGCTGACGTTGTCTAAATCTGTAGTAAATTTATCAATGCCTTCAGATACTAATTTTGCCCATGCGCATCCAGAAAAAAAAGTAGTTTTATATTATGTTAATCCTGAATGGCCCCATTATTGGCATGGGGAAACTTTATTTTACGATGAATCGCTGGAAAATATAGAATTAGCATTAAGATACACTCCGGGAAGAGTAATAGTTTTTGATGGTGATATCCCCCATGCGATTAGACCTCAATCTGCGTCTGCAGACCATTATAGATTTACTTACGCTTTAATTTTTAATTAGGATTACTAAAATGATTATAATTTATGAAGAACTTGCTAAAACACTAAATCAATACTTAGGTTAACAGCCTTTTGATATTATTGCTGGTTTAGTTATATCTTTTAGACAAACCGTAGTGCCTCAGCTACAAAAATTAGAAGCTGCTCGTGCAGAGAATAAACCTGCTGAATCTACTGATACTCCTAAAACGGAATAATAATGTTAGGTACTAATACACAAATAGAAAATTCTACGATAATAAAGGGAAAGATTTACTTAAGCACGAACATTTATTTAGCCATGATACTGTTTGTATGAATGATTCTTGTATTGTTAGGAAAGAAAATAAAGAATTAGTTATGACTAAAGAAACTCAACCAGTTAATTTAGTAACTAATGAATGATATGAAATAGGGTCCCTAAAAGACGGAACTGTATTTATGAATGTGTTTGTTGAAGATAAATATTGAAAACATCTTATTATATGTTTTTTTTACAGATCTAAAAACTTCAAAATTTGAATCTTAAAAATAAAATGGAGAATTGATGGCAACAAAAAAGAAACCTGTTGTAGAAAACGTAGTAATAGAAAACCGTGAAGATTGTAATAAAAGGCAAAATGCATTAAAGATAAGAATTGATGATCTTAGAGTATTTGAACCATTAACGAATAATCAAAAGAAATTTTTTGATGCATATAAACAAGGTGATTATTTTGTTGCCCTTCATGGTGTAGCAGGAACAGGTAAAACTTTTTGTGCTTTATATAAAGCATTAGAAGAAGTTTTAGATAAATCTAATACATTTAACAAAATTATTATTGTTAGATCAGCAGTTCAGTCACGAGAAATCGGACATTTGCCTGGTGATGTAACAGAAAAGATGGACATCTTTCAACAACCATATAAACAAATTTGTGATACATTATTTGGCAAAAAAGATGCATACAAAAGATTAGAAGAACAAGGACAAATAGAATTTATATCTACAAGTTTTATTCGTGGAATGTCTTTTGATGATGCAATTATTATTGTAGATGAGATGCAAAATTTATCGTTTGAAGAAATTGATACTGTAATGACACGTGTTGGTTATCGTTCAAAAATTATCTGGTGTGGTGATTACAGACAAACCGATTTGAATAAGAAAAAGAACGATATGAGTGGTATATTAAAATTCTTTGATATTGCTCATCATATGGATTCTTTTACTCGAATTGAATTTACTGCTGATGATATTGTTAGAAGTAGTCTTGTTAAAGATTATATTCTAGCAAAAATGGAATATGAAGATAATATTAAATAATGTTTAATTTCTGTGAACCAAAAAAACTCCAAGACTTAAATTCTCAAACTTTATCTAATGGTAGATATTATACGACACCAGAGGGTAAAGTTTATCCATCTGTTACCACAGTTGTTGGTGCACAATCAAAACAAGCAATTTTGGAATGGCGTAAAAGAGTTGGTGAAGAAGAATCGAATAAAATATCAAGACATGCTTCATCAAGAGGAACAAAATTACATGCAATATGTGAAAATTATGTATTAGGTGAAAAATTACCTGATATGATGCCTATTCCAAAACAATTGTTTAATTCAATTAAACCTATCATTGATAAATCAATCAATAACATTCATTATATGGAAGCAGCATTGTGGTCACATAAAATACAGTTAGCTGGTCGTGTGGATTTAATTGCAGAATTTGATGGAGTTTTGTCTGTTATAGACTATAAAACATCAGGTAAAAGAAAAAAACGTGAATATATTATGAATTACTTTCAACAAGAAACCGCATATGCCTGTATGTATGAAGAGTTAATAGGTCAACCTATTCATCAATTAGTGACATTGATTGCAGTTGAAGGTGATAAACCACAAATATTTATAGAAAAAACAAGTGATCATATTGATGGTTTATTTGAAGCAATTAAGTTTTATAGACAAAATGGTAATAATTAATTTGAAACTTGACTAAATATATATTTACTTGTATAATGAGTATATTGACAATCAGAGGAAACACCAATGAAAGTTAAAAAACTTATTAAAGAACATTACAAAGCAATTATAGAAAGAAACAAAGAAAAACAACAAGAAATCTACCAAAAGATTACCAAAAAAAGTCTTAAACATAAAAAGACATTCGCTGTAAAATAATAAAGGATTACAAATGTTGAAACTCTACTTAATTGTAGTGACAATCTTTTTGTCACTTTTTATTTTACCAACAGAAATTACCACCAGTAATGTTGTTGTTGAACACTTATTAGTAAAAAGAACAAAATACATTAATAAACAAATTGATTGTATGACACAAGCTTTATATTATGAATCACGTGGAGAATCAAACGAAGGTATGTTAGCTGTTGCAACTGTTATATACAATAGAGTAAGAACAGCAAATTATCCCAAATCAGTTTGTGGTGTAATTAATCAACATACATGGACAGATGGTGAAAAACATTGCCAATTCTCTTATAAATGTGAAAAACAATACCGAATTAATGATAAAACACAATGGATAAGAAGTAAGATAATAGCAGAAAATGTTATACTTAATCACAAATTTCATAATATTCTTTATAAAAAACGAGCATTACACTATAAAGAAAAGAGTTCTGTCACAGCATGGCATTATCATAAAATAATTAAGATTGGTAATCATATCTTTTACGCATAGATTAATATTGATTTATTTCTTGTGTGATGTTATGATAGATGTTGTTTTAATAAAAGGCATTTAGTAATGAATCCAAAACCAAATAAAAAAGAGATAGAAGAATTCTCAAGAATTATTTTCGAATATGCAGATAAATACCAATGTAATCATATTGATGCTGTTTGTTATTACTGCAATGATGTTGGAATGGAAATAGAAACAACACCATCTCTTATATCACAAGCACTAAAAGCAAAAATCAAAGAAGACGCAGAAGAATTGAATTTATTGAAGAAAAAATCAAGTAAATTACCTATATGATGGAACTTGACGAACACAGTGGATTTTCAGCATTTGCTTTATGGAATGCTATTAAATTACATTTTACTTCCAATAGTTATAATTTTTTTAAGTATAACGGGAAAACTAATATTTCAAAGCAATCATTTTCAACAAACAAAAACAAATATTCATTTTACAAATTATCACGCAAATATTCAAATGATGAATTAAAAGATTATTTTGTTTCAAATTTTATTGAAAGAAATGTTAATTGGATAGGTGATATAACTAATGATGATGGTGAAGAAAACTATAAGAAATGGTTGAAAAGAAATCAATCATTAACTTATTACTTCGAACAAGACATATACTTTTTATTTCAATCTGGAGATTCTCCTGATAGTTTATTGAAAGTAAATAAAGGAGAATATCCTAAACTATTATCACTTGCAATGTCTGGTGATATTACATTAGAAACCTTTATTATATTACAAGATATATTAGGTTTCTTTGATGAATGGAATAAAAAGATATCTGATGATATAGTATGGCCACAATTTAGAAATAAGTGTGAAAAGTATTTACCTTTTATTCATTATGATAAAAAGAAATACAGAAATTTATTAAAGAAAAAAATTAAAGAAATAGGAGAAGCTGCGTGATTATTTTTTTATTCCAATAATATAATATTCATTAGGATATTTTTTTAATCTATATGACATTGTTGAGGGTTTTATTTTATAAAATTTACATGCTTCAAGTATAGAATCATATTTACCAGAAGGTGTCATTATTATCTTTGTATGTGATATTGTTTTTCTATTGCGATGAACATGACCCCTTTTGAAATACCCTTTTCTTATTCCAGAATATTTTATCATTCCTTGTTTCCATCCATCTGGTGGATTATTAGTCAATTTTTGTTCAATTCCATTGTTATACCATTTATATCCTTTAGTTGTAGGTTTCTGATTCAACCTTCCTCTTTTCCAATCATTTCCTAATTCGAATTCAGAAAACTTATTTTGTTTACCATCATTATACCATTTAGATTTTTTATTTCTTTTTTTGATTTTTTCTGAAATAATTTTTTTATTTTTTTCAGTTTGATATTTACCAAATGTTCCTTCTCCGCCAAGTGTCATATTATATCCATTACAATCTGTAAATCCAATATATGATCTGTTCTCACATATAAAATAATTTTCCATAATATTTTTACAATGAATCAAATCTTTTGATTGATAAATTGCTTCAAAAATAAAATTTTTCCATTCATATTTTTTTAATGCTTTGTAAAATACATATTCTGGACATGAGGATGATAAATGTTTATAATAATGTCCATATTTTCTTGAAGGCCAATTTGAATCAAAACCTATATAAACTTTACCATTTATAGTATTGACTGCTTTGTAGATTGTATATATAATCATGCTGATACTGTCCTTTAGTATTAGAGTGTATGCGGTCTGCCAACCGGCGATACACACTTATTTATAATAACTTTGGGTAAATATGATGAAAATAAGCAAAATATATTTGGATTTAGATGGATGCGTATGTGATTTTGAAAAAAGATTTGAAGAAATCTGTGGAATGACACCTAAACAAGCAGAAAATAAAAAATCATTTGATACTTGTTTTAAGAAATTTATTGATGAAGAACAATTTGCGTCTTTGGATAAAATGCCTGATGCAGATAAAGGTATTCAGTTCTTAAGAAAGTCAAATGTTCCGGTTGTTATATTATCTTCAACAGGTAGACCAGATTCACATGAAAAAATTATGAAACAGAAACAAATCTGGTTACAAAAGAATGGTATACCCTTTCAGGGTTTATTTGTACCAGGAAAACATTTAAAAAAGAATTATGCAACAAGAGATTCAATATTGATTGATGATACACCAATTAATATTGATGAATGGAGAGCTGCCGGTGGTATCGGTATCCTTCACAAAAACTGGGAAGATACTATTAAAATGTTAGAAGCATATGGTATTCATGACTAATAGTATTGACAAACACATAAATAATATAGTATCATGTTGTTATTGTAATGGGAAGTTAGTGGATAAGTCGTTTTTATATTTTATATACCGTTTATACACCGTTTAAGGAGAATTTATATGAGCAGTTTTGCATCACTCAAAAAAAAATCAACATCTAGTTTCGATAAGTTAGCGAAAGCAATCGAAAAACTAAACGAATCTTCTGAATCAAATACCAAAGAAAACAATTTCTGGAAATGTGAGGTTGATAAAGCAGGAAATGGAATGGCAACAATTCGTTTTCTTCCAGCTCCAGGTCAAGATGGAGATGATTCTTTACCTTGGGTTAAAATCTTTTCACATGGTTTTCAAGGTCCTGGTGGATGGTTGATTGATGAATGTTTAACTACATTAAACAAAGAATGTCCTGTTTGTGAACACAATAGTAAATTATGGAACTCTGGTATTGAAGCAAACAAAGATGTTGTTCGTAAACAGAAACGTAAATTAAATTATATTGCAAATATTTACGTTGTATCTGATCCAAAACATCCAGAGAATGAAGGTAAAGTTTTCTTGTTCAAGTTTGGTAAGAAAATTTTTGATAAACTAACAGAAGCTATGAATCCACAATTTGAAGATGAAACACCAATCAATCCATTTGATTTATGGAAAGGTGCCAACTTTAAATTGAAAATTCGTAAAGTTGATGGTTATCAAAATTATGATAAAAGTGAGTTTGAAAGTGCGGAAGCATTATTTGATGATGATAATAAACTTGAAGAGGTATGGAAATCAGAACATTCTCTCAAAGAATTAATTAACGAGAAAAACTTTAAATCTTATGATCAACTGAAAGGTCGATTAGAGAAAGCATTAGGTCTTAATCATGTAGAAGAAGGTCAAGAAGAATTTGTTGGCAAAACAACAGTTCAAAAAATGAAAGAGGAAGTTAAACCTAAGAAAACTTTGGAAGAAGTTGATGCTGGTCTAGTTGAAGATGAAGTTGATGAAATGGATTATTTTGCTAAGTTAGCAGAAGAAGATTAAACTCATCAACCTAAGGATGAAGGAGTTGGGCCCAAACTTGTGTTGGGCCTTTTTTTATACAAACGCTGTATTTTTATATGATGATTTTTCTAATGATGATAAAGAATTTCTCGGATTAATAGGTGTAGTATAGTTTGTTGATGATTTACCACCTATATTATTTGTTTTATTAATATTCACATTTTGTGGAATATTATCTCCAGAATCAGAATCATCTTGTAATCCAGGAATTTTCTTTATAATATCATCTGAACTAGGAATACTAAAGTTTTGTAATGATTTAAGAGATTTGGATAAATTATTAGAAGATTCGGATTGATCGTTTGATGTATCATCTGATATGCCTAAGTCTTGCAATATAATTTTATTTCTTAATTCTGAATCATCACCACCAAATACAGTTGGTGACCAATATCTGTCACCAGGAATATCATCATATTTTTTTTGTTCTTCTTTTAATTTTTGTCTTAATTCAGACTCTTTTTTATTGTGTGCATCCACTTCGCTTGGCCACAATGGAACAAATTTATTTAATTCTTTTAAATCATTTTTTGCTTTTTCAACATTTTTCCATTGTTTTCCTTTTTCTACATTTTCATATATTGAATGGCCATAATAATCTTTTGAATCCGTTTTTTCATATCCTTTCTTTTTCAAATAAGGAGTTAATACTGCATCTTCATAATTTTTTATAGATTCATTTCTTTCTTTTTTTAATTGTTCTAATCTTTTTTTATCTGTATCTGAAAGTCCTACATGTACTCCTTCTTGCCATTCTTTTGATTCTATGTCCTCGATTTGTGATTGTAATTTTACCGATTTTTTTCCACCTCGCATTTCTTGTTCTATATTCAAACCTTTTTTACCAATATATGCAGTAACAGCACCAGCTATAACAGTCAATACAGCAGGATTAAATATAAATCTCGAAAATACGGACAGTAAAGTTGACATTAATCCTTTTTCAAAAAATTTTTCCAATATATTTAAAAAACCCATTTTTTTAATAAATTTATTAAAAAATTCAGAACCCATTTTACCAAAATTTTTTAATGGTTCTAAAGCTGATGCAAACTTATTTCGTATAGAGATAATCGCTCCTACCATAATTTTTTTTGCCCAATCTTTTATTTTTTTAAACCAACCCAATATCTTTTCTTCTATACCATCTTTTTTTAGTTCTTCTTTTTTTTCTTTTTCAGGTTTTTTTTCTTTTAATGATTTTTCTAATTTTTTATATTTTCTGTCTGATTTCTCTTTATTTTCTTTTTCAAAATCTTTCATTAATTCATAATGTAACTTTTCATCGTCAAAGTTTTCTCGCATCAAATTATATGTTTTTGCTAAAATATCAGCAACAGAATCACCAGTTTTTACAGGTTGTAATTGTTTTGGACCTATTTTTGTATATAATGGATCTTTACCCTTTCTAATATATCCACCAAATGCACCAATTTTTTCATCACTTACACCAAAAGCACGACCAGTTATAGTTGTTAATGATTTTCCTATGATACCTTTACCATAAACTTTTGATAAAAAATTTAATGGATGAATAGCCATCTTTGCTCTAGTTACTTTCGCTTTGAATTTATCAGAAATTGCATGGCCGACAGATGATCCTATGCCCATACCACTTTCAAATTTATTTTCTGCTATTAAACTTAAAAGACTTTTTTTCTTTAATGATTGTGCTTTTCTATAATCCATTTTATTTACCTATATTGAACTTTCATTATATTAGGTTCATCATTTACTTTTTCTTGTGTGACATTTGTTGTTTTTGATCCTTGTATCACATTTGTTGTATTATTTACCACAGCAGTTACGTTATTATTTCCTTTTTTAACATTCATTTTTTGTGGTATATCTACGGTTTTATTTTCTGGAATAGCAGATATTGAAACATTTGTATTTTTTTCTTTTGTTTTTGTATCTTCTTGTATAGGATTTGTTACAGTTTTTTCTATTTGTTTAACAATAGATAATCTTTTTTTAACATCCTTTTCTATTTCTTTTGGTTTTTCAATTATTCGGGTAAACGATTCAGTAGCTTCTTCTGGAGTTTTATAATCCTTTGATGCAAATTTTTTAAATTCAGATTCTTGTAAAGAATAATCTATTTGTTTTTTCCAATCAGTTTGCCAATCTTTACCAACAAAAGATTTCATTTTTTCAAATCTTTCATTATGAAATTGCAATAATCCACCTGATGTATATTTACCATTTACTTTATCACCCAAAGCTGCCGAATTAAATGATGATTCAGCTTGAACATTGGCCAAATATGCTACGGCTTCATTGTGTGATAGTCCTTTTTCTTTTGTTAAATAATCATACATCTCTTTAGCTTTAATTTTATTTAAAGAACCTACACTTGAGCTTGTATCTTCATCAGTTGAAATTTTAAATTTACTAAAATCAAAAAGTTCATTTATTTTTTTATCAATTTTACCAAATGATTTTTCTGAATAAAATAATGATCCAAAAATAGTTGAACCTATAAGCATTTTTTTCCAAAAAGATTTTTTCTTTTCTTTTGTTTTTTTTCCTTTTTCAAGTGATTCAACTAGTTTTTTGTAGTTTTCATCTTTTGTTTGACCAATCTCTTCTTTTTTTCTTTTTGCATCTTCTAGTTTTTTCTTAGTGAAATCATTTCGTTCTCTCATCAAATTGTATATTTTAGCAAATATATCAGCTTCAGAATCACCAACTTTTAGATCATCAGTAGATCCTGTAGGAACAGATGAAAACAAAGGATCTTTTTTCTTTTGTTCTTTTGTTTTTTCTTTTTTGATTTGTTTATTTTGAATTATTGATTTTGGTTGATTTTGATTTTTACCAAATAGTGATACCATAATCGGCATTAACATGAAGTCACGATAACCAGGTGTATTGGCAATCTCTTGTGACATTTGTTTTAATTTGGTTTTTGATTGTTCAGATGCTGCTTTTTTTACTTTTTCAAATTGTTCTTTTGTTAAATTTGAACCACCATCTGCAAGAATTAATCCTAACTCTCCTGCATCTAATAATTCTTGAAATGTTTGATTATCCATCTATTTTATTCTTGATTGTTTTTCTTTTATTTTTTGATTTTCTTCTTCAATATACTGTATTAATAGATTAATATAGATGTCCCTTTCCCAAGGAATCATATTCTCAAGTTCCGTAAGACTATATTTGTGGTGTTGCATCAATGAAAAATTAGTCTTGTAATAATTACTCAAATTGTCATGACGAAAAATTATTCGAAAAAACTTTCTAGTCCTTCCATTTCAATGGTATGATGAAATCCACATTTACTACAATTCATGTCAATTTTTCTATTCATTTTTGGTAATTTATCAAAAAACACTTCAAGTTTATTAAATTGTTCTTGATTCAATGATTCTAAAAAGGACAACAATTCATCTTTTGGTGTTTCATATGCATAATAATATTGTTCACCATCAAAAATATATTCGATACTATCAACTATAATTTCAAAGGCTATGTCCACAGAATTTTCTTTATCTTTTAATTTTTCAACAATAGAAAATTCAGGATATTTTAACTTAATGCTAATTTTTTCTGTTAGTTGAATCGTATCATTAACTGATGGATCAATATCAATTTTAATATCAAGTAAATTTATACTTGTTTTCATTTTATTATTACATTCATTTTGTCCATCTGGTTTGTTTGTGCAAATATAAGTATTTTCAACAATTTCACCAACTGATCTAGCTCTTAATTGTAAAAAATAATATTCAATATCAAGTATTGGTAATTTTTCAATATTAATATTTTCTGTTAATGTGCAGTTGTTAAGAACTTGTTTAATATTTCTATTGATGGTTTCAGTATCGTTTGCTTCAAGTGCCATCATTAGATTTTTTTGTTCTTTTACTAAAAAAGGCCTAAATCTAATTTCTCTTTTACATAAAGGTAAAATCAATTCATAAATCGGTGTATCGATTTTTGGTAATGCCATTTTATATTCTCCTCAATTCATTAAAGTTTTGTATTCAGTGACGATAAAGCGTTTTCCAATCCAGAAATTGCTTGAGTACCAAGATTAGAAAGGATATTATCAATTTGAGTGTTTTGCCATCTTGTATAAGCAAAAACTACTGTTAATTTATGATAATCATTTGATGACCAATTTAAGTCTAATTGGTTAATCGCAATAGGAAAAGCATCTTGTAAAACTACTTGATATGTTAATTTATTAGTTACATCATATTGATTTACTAATATATCCGTTACATAATTTGATTTGTAATTAAAATTATAATTTGATGTTGGATTAATTGCTTCCATCCATCCTTCAAATAGAACTTTTTCTGACATATCATCTGATACAATAAATGTCATTTCCATATCATTATATGTAGTTTGATATGGTATCTTTTGGACAGGTGCAGCACCAATTTTTCTATCTGCCGTAGCAATCGTTCTTCCTGGTAAAGATGCGGATTCACATCTCAAATTAACTTTGCGTGATGTTGAAACATATGGTAACAATACTAAAGGAATATTGATAGTCACATCAAATCTTGCCGATCTAGCAACATCGGTATTAAAACTAGATATGAATTGTGATATTGAACCTGCCATTATTGTTTACCTTTTATTTCATTTACTGATTCTTGCCAAACTTGTTTTGGTTTTTCTTTTTTAAACTGCTGAATTGGTAACCATAGTGCGGTTTCCCATTCATTTGGCATTACTGCCAGAATTTTGGATCTAATTTGACTATTGGAATATCTCTTTATACACGGCCTAAACTCTTTAAATCTTTTTGTAGTACTTAGTATCTCATAACTAATTTTAATTCGTTTTGGATCATCTCCTTCAGTCGTAACAGCATAATCATATAATTTATCCATAAACGCCAATCTATACTGAATTGGTAAATAATGTAAATTTAGTCCTAAAAATCCGTCTGGGTATCTTTCCAACATTAATACCAAAGGAAATGTATCATAATATGGTAATTTATCTGCTGTTTTTGGTTCATAATAAAAGAAATACATACCTCCAATAAAAAATCTAGTGGTATATCTTGACTGTTCTCTTTTTAAAGAAGCAGGTATTCTATTAGGAGACTTTAATTCGTTAATTTTTTTGGTAAACCAAGTATAAGATGATTTACTCAAAAAAGGATAACCTAATTTTTGTCTTTCCGCAGCGATTTTATTTAATTGTGACATAATGATTATTTATCAGACTTTTAGATCATCTTCTGTTAATATTTTGAATTCCCAACCACGATCTTTACAATATTCCGTAGCTGCTTTCCACTTTGCTTCATTAACACCCCATGTTACAACTTCATTAATGTATCTTTTTGTGACTTTTTTCTTAACTTCCGGTTGAATTGTTTGTTTTTTAGGTTTAATTTCAATAAGATATGTTTTTACTGTATCCTTTGAATCCTTTATTTTAACGAAACAATCAACAAAATATCTATGATACTTACCATCAACAGGTGATTTATACGGAATAACAACTTCTTCCGATGAAAATTGAACTACACTTGGATTATTATCACACCATGCAAGAAACTTGAGTTCCCAGGAAGACCGATAAATAACATTATCAACATCTCCACGATATTTTTCACGATTCCTTACAATATATCTACCTTGTAAATATTTACTCATAAATTCAACATAAATAAAATTATATATACTCCAGGATTTACAGATGGCACAAATCACATTAGGACCACTTTCAATTGGTGGATTTCAAGCACCTTTAAATTTGTTGGGTGGATTATTAACGACAAATAATCCAACAAATTTAATATATCCTTTAGATTTGGCAACAAATCCAATATATGGACATGCGGTGCAGTTTACTGTATATGAGTATATATCACCACTTTCAAATTTATCTAATCAGATAGGAAATCAATCAAATAATTTGGCAAATTCAATAGCATCAGCTTCTGCAGGACAAAAATTAACAACAGCGGAGGATTTTGTATCAAATACTATTGGTCCAGTGAGTTTATCAAATGTTGAACCAGTAGCAAAACAATTATTTTCAGGTAATTTAGCAAGTAAATTTAGAACAGAACAGTCACTTCCTTTGGCAACAATTTCTCTCTATATGCCGGATAGTAGTTTGACCACTAGTTTTGATTCACATTATACTGAATTGAGTATGACAGATACCCTTGGTTTTGCTGGTTACCTAACAAGTGCCATATCTGATATAATTAAAAATAAAGGAAGTACAGCAGATTTAACAAAAGTAATTGGTCCTTATGCCAAACAATTAAGTATTGATGCATTATCAAAATTAGGACATAATCCGGATGAATTGAAATCTGCGCTACAACAAGCATTAGGTCAAATACCTAATCCACAAATGCAAATGGTATATAAAGGTATTGGTTTAAGATCGTTTCAATTGCAATTTGTATTTACACCAATATCTTCACAAGAAGCACAACAAGTTGATCAAATAATAAATGCATTTACTTATTATTCTGTACCACAATTGATATCAAAAGATCAAAGTGGTCAATTTTTAACACCACCACAAATTTTTAAAATAAAATTTGCATTTACTGGAAATCCATCATTATTAGGTTCAATAGGTAATGTATTTAAAAACACTTTAACTAATGTATTTGGTTCACAATTATCTGGAACATTATTAGGTTCAAATGCTTCAAGTACAATAAGTGCTGCTCCTAATGCAAAAATATTTTCTGTGGGTGATTGTGTATTAGAAAATGTTACTGTTGATTATGCTCCAAATGGTTGGGCAGCTCACAATGATGGATATCCTATTCAAACAACACTATCTTTACAATTTAAAGAAATGGATATTGTCACTAAAGATAAAATTACTTCTTGGACAGGTTATAGTGGTCCAACAACAAATCAAAAAACTCAAAGTAATTCTATAAATCCATTAGATCCACAAGGATATAATGTTCCAGGAACAAATATAAGTATAGACTCTTAATATGCAATATTTCAATACTTTACCTTCAATAACACAAACAGATTTTAATGGAAATTTAGTATCTGTGACAAATCTTTTAACAAGAGGATATTTGTTACCATCACTACAAAATAATGTAATGTTATTTTATCAATATCAATCGAAATCTGGTGATACTCCTGAAAATATTGCTTATCGTTACTATAATGATGTTAATAGATTTTGGATTGTTTTATATGGTAATCAAATAATTGATCCACAATTTGATCTATCTTTGGAAGATAGTGTTTTAATGAACTATATCATCAACAAATATCAAGTACAAGCAAATACAACGGATCAAAATGTTCTTGCATGGACACAAGCAAATGTCCATCATTATGAAAAGACAGTTGTTACACAAAATAGTAACGATCAACAATATCAATCTATAACAATACAAATAGATCAAAATACATATAATTTGACACAACCAGGAACTACTACAAGAACTTTTCCTGATGGAACAACTGTAACTCAAACTATAACAACAAATGCAGTATCTTACTATGATTATGAAATACAACAAAATGAAAGTAAAAGAACAATCAATTTAATAAAAAATACATATACTAATCAAATGGAATCACAATTGAGTTCATTGATGGCAAAATAAAATGCAAACACAACAGTCATCACCAAATTTAATTCAACATACAGATTATAATCTTCAAACACTTTCATTATATTCATCAGGTGTAGGAAAGTCAATAGATTTGATGCCTTATTTCATTGAATTAAATTTATTTGAAGATTTATATAATACAACCATTTCTGGTAATGTTGTAATATCCGATGCTATCGGTATATTAAATTTGACGGGATTAAATGGTACAGAATTTATTACAGTCGTATTAAGTAAAACAAGTACAGATACACCAATTAGTAGAATTTTTAGAGTTTTTTCAGCTTCAGATAGAGTTATTGGTATTAATAACAACAATGAAAGTTATGTTATAAATTTTTGTTCTGAAGAATTTATTGTATCTCAACAATATAGAATATGTAAACCATATGTATCAAAACAAATATCCGACATAATTACAGATATACTTAATAATTTTTTATTGTTAAAAAATCCAAAAACAAAAAAAATATCAATTGAAAAAACATATGGTCAATATGATTTTGTATTACCAAATAAAAAAATATTTGAAACTATAAATTGGTTATCAACTTATGCTAGACCAGCATCAGGAAATCCAGGTGCAGATATGTTGTTTTTTGAAAATTTATGGGGATATAACTTTTCTTCTTTACAAACACTATTTACACAAACACCAAATTTTGAATACTTTTTTAATCCAAAAAATCTGGTTGTTTCAAATATGGACCAAAAATTTTTCAATGTAATAAAACTTGAAATTTTAAACTATGTGGATGTTTTAGATGCTGTTGAAAAAGGTTCTTTTACAAATAGATTAATAACAATTGATCCTTTACTTAGAAAAAAATATGTTACAGATTTTAATTATGACGACAACTTTAAAAAGTCAAAACATTTAAATAAATTTCCTTTAACAAACAATTATAAAAATAGATATGGATCATATAATTTTGATACACCACCAACAAATATTGGAGGACTGGAAACAGGAACATTGAGATTGGCAGCATCAAACTCTAATCAATTCAATAATCCATATATAAAATCGATACCAGGTTCCGTTGCACACGATATTTTTATTGAAACTTATGTTCCCAATAGAGTTGCACAAATTGCTTTGGCAAATTATAATAGATTAAGAATAACCGTTCCAGGAAACTCTCAATTAACTGTTGGTATGACATTATCGTTAAATGTTTTTGGAATATCCGACACATCAAATTCAAAAGCAACAAAAAATCAAGATTCTTATTTTTCGGGTAAATATCTTGTTACAGCAGTAAGACATTTAGTAACAATGGTCGAAAATAGTAGAGCATATATAACAGTAGTTGAAATTGCTAAAGAAAGTGTTGTTAATCCATATCCAGGTGTAAATAATAATGATACTATCATGAACCAACTTGTTACAGGAATACAAGTATAATGGAAAGAAATAATTATTTTGGATTAAGTGGATTTGTTTGGTGGTTAGGTGAAGTTGAAAATAGAGTTGATCCCTTAGGTGCAGGAAGATGTCAAATAAGAATCAACGGGTGGCACACAGATAATAAAACAATTTTACCAACCCAATTGCTACCATGGGCACTACCAATGTATCCTGTAAATTCTACACATGAATTTTCTGCTCCATCATTGGGTGATTGGGTAGTAGGTTTTTTTATGGATGGTGAATCTGCTCAAATGCCTATAATGATGGGTGTAATTCCTGGACTTAAACAATGAATATTCCAAATATAGCTAAAACTCAAGTCAATAATGGATTATTACAAGAAAATCCTGCTCCGTCAGTTTTAAATTCTGGAGATGCAATTTCTGTGGGTGAACCAACTATATCATTGATTGCAAGAGGAGTTGATACTAATACAGGTATTCAACAAAATGATAATAATCTTATAACAGCACAAACTGTCACAGGATCCTGGACGGAACCAGCATCAGAATTTAATGCAAAATATCCTTTTAATAATGTAAAACAAACAGAATCTGGTCATTTTTTTGAAATGGATGATACACCATCATCTGAAAGAGTTAGGTTACAACACAGAACAGGTTCTTTTTTTCAAATATATCCAAATGGTGAAAAGGTAACAAAAGTTGTTTCTGATAATTATGAAATTATTTTGGGTAACGGATATGTGTATATTAAAGGTACTTGTGATGTAACAGTTGAAGGAACCATTAACATTTATTCGCCATCGCAAGTTACATTAAAAACACCACAACTAAATTTAGATGGAAATTTAAATGTTCAAGGTACAATCACATCAACAGGCGATGTAATTGCTGCTGGTATTAGTCTCGATAATCATGTTCATGGTGGTGTTCAAGGTGGTACTTCACAAACAAGTCCACCAGTATAATTTTAAAAATTTGAAAATTTTCATTCCGGACCAAAAAAACTCCGGACGAGTTTCAGGTTTTAAAAAAGCGTTTTTGGTTTTCATGATAAATAAGAAGATATGGCAAACTTAGCACACATTTATTCCGATTTAGACTTAAGATTTTTACCTCAACCAGGTACAAAAGATGTTGCGTTAAGTTATGATGAACAAGCAGTTATTAGATCAGTAAGAAATCTTTTATTGACAAATCAATACGAAAGATTATGGAATCCTACTCTCGGTGGTAATATAGATGGATTATTATTTGAACCTATAACACCATTGACTGCTAGTTTGATGCAAGATGAAATAACAAGAGTTATAACAAATTATGAACCGAGAGCAACTATTGCTTCAATGAGTGTAAATGCTTATCCAGATCAAAATGGATATCAAGTTTCTTTGTTTTTGTATATCGGTAACAATACAACACCAACAGGAATAAATCTATTACTACAAAGGTCTAGATAATGGCATCTTCTAATACCAATGTCCAACTTACTGGACTAGATTTTAATACAATAAAAAGTAATTTTATCAATTACTTACAAAGTCAAAGCACTTTTAAAGATTATAATTTTCAGGGTTCAGCCATGTCTGTTCTTCTGGATGTTCTCGCTTACAACACACAATACAATGCTTACTATTTGAATATGGTAGCAAACGAAATGTTTTTGGATACAGCATTACAAAGATCATCCGTTATATCACATGCAAAATTATTAGACTACACACCAAAATCAAATATTGCACCTACAGCTATTATTAATATTACATCAAATAATGTATCTGCAACAAGTGTAACATTACCACAATACACAAACTTTCTATCCGAATCTGTTGGTGGTGCAAACTATAACTTTGTTACCGTTAGTCCAATAACAGCAAATGCTTCAAACAACACAATTCAATTTAATAATGTTGAAATTAAACAAGGTTTACCTGTTACATACACATATACAGTAGATTCCGTTGCAAATCCAACATATACATTTGAATTACCCGATTCATCAGTTGATACAACAACAATTCAAGTTCTTGTTCAGCAATCTTTTTCAAATACAAGTTATACTGTTTATACGCAAGCACAAAATTATCTAATATTGAATGGAACTAGTCCAGTATATTGGGTTCAAGAAGGATTTAATGGTAATTATCAAATCTATTTTGGTGATGGTATCATCGGTAATCAATTACAAGACGGTAATGTTATTATAGTATCTTATATTGTAACACAAGGTACAGCAGCTGCAGGTGCAAATTCATTTGTATTAATGGATACAGTTCAAGGATTAGGAACAACGACTATTAACGGAGTAGTTCCTGCTTCAGAAGGCGGAACAAAAGAATCGATACAATCAATTAAATTTCAAGCACCCAAAGCATACGCAGCACAAAATCGTGCAGTATCAAAAGATGATTATATAACATTAATTCAACAAAATAACTTAGGTTATTCTTTTGATGCAGTTAATGTATGGGGTGGAGAAGAAAATAATCCTCCCGTTTATGGTCAAGTATTTGTTTCATTAAAACCAACAGGTTCTTTATTATTAACAGATACACAAAAACAAGATATAATTAATAATGTAATTAGTCCTATATCTGTAATGACTGTTACACCAAATATTGTTGATCCTGATTATACTTATTTACAAATTGCAGCAAACGTTGTTTATAGTCAATCACAAACATTATTGACAGCGAATGGTATTCAACAAGCTGTAACATCAGCAGTAAATACTTTTACAACTTCAACATTAAATACATTTAATTCAACATTTTCAATGGCCGATTTGATGTATGCAATTCAAAATGCAGATCCATCAATCATAACCAATCAAACAAATATTAGAATACAAAAGAAATTTTATCCAAATTTAACAACACCAACAACATACAGTTTAAATTTCGGAACACAATTGCAAAAAGGTGTATTAACATCTGGTATAACAAGTACACCATCTTTACAATATAGAGATCCTGCAAATACTACATCGATTATCACATCAGTGTTTATTGAAGAAGTTCCATCTTACACAGGTGGAATACAAAACATTAATATTGTAAATCCTGGTTATGGTTATCAATCAGTTCCTACGGTAACAATATTAGGTGATGGTTCAGGTGCAACAGCTAATGCTACTATAAGTGGTTCTGGACAAATATCATCAATAACTTTGGGTTCTTCAGGTAATAATTATACTCAAGCTGTTGTTGTTATTACTCCTGCTGGAAATGATAAGACAGGAAATCTTGGTGCTGCTACAGCAGTTCTTCAAGGACAATATGGAACATTAAGAAGTTATTATTATAATTCAAATAATGTAAAAACAATATTGAATAACAATATCGGAACAATTGATTATATTAATGGTATAGTAACATTAAATTCATTCAGTCCAGTTCAAGTAAATAATCCTTTAGGTGAATTAACTATTACTGCAACACCATTAAATACATTATTATCATCATCACAAAATAGAATAGTTACAGTTGATCCTTATGATCCTGCTGCAATAACTGTTACAGTAACGGCTACGAAATAATGTCTTTAACAAATAAAACATCACTTTTAATACCAAATCAATTACCAGAATATATTAGGGATGATCCTAATTATGCAAATTTTGTTGCATTTTTACAAGCATATTATGAATGGTTAGAAAGTCCAGATGTAGCGAATACATTGAATACATCAGTTAGTACATATAATCAAGGTGCAACTTACGCAGCAAAAAATCTTTTAAATTATCTTGATATTGATAATGTTGAAACATCAACAAGTGGTTTTATTGATTACTATGTAAACGATTTTTTACAATATTTTCCAGCAGATGCTTTAATTAATAAAGATAAAGCATTAAAAATTGCAAGACAATTATATAAATCAAAAGGAACTCCTGCTTCATACGAGTTTCTTTTTAGAATACTTTACAATTCAAGTTTTGATTATTTTTATACAAAAGATACAGTTTTAAAAGCTTCTGCCGGTACTTGGTATATTGCCAAAAGTTTAAAATTAGCAACAACTGATCCTAATTTTTTAAATATTAAGAACTATCGTGTATTTGGTGAAACAACAAAAACGATTGCAACAGTTGAAAATAGTATACTTGCACAAGATAAAACAGAAGTTTTTATTTCAAATATAGAAAGGTTATTTCAATCTGGCGAAATAATTAGAGTTGTTGATTCAAATAATCAAGATGTTTTGGTTAACGGACAACCACTTAGAGCAAAACTTGTTGGGCAGTTAAGTCAAGTAAATATAGATCCTAATAATAGAGGTCTTTTATATTCTGTTGGTGATCCTGCAATTGTTTATGGTGGTTTAAATTCAAATATTGCAAATCCAATTGGTGCAACTGCTGTTGTGAGTCAAACCACAACTGGTTCAGTTCAACGTATTAATTTGATTAATGGTGGTTATGGTTATACACAAGATTCTAATACAATAATTTCATTTACAAACTTAAATGCTGGTGCTGCTGTTCCATTAGCCATTGTAGGTTCTATTGATCCATCATCAGCAAATACTGCAAATGTATTTTATGTACCTAAAGATTCAATCACATTAAAAAGATTTACACAACTCGGAAATGCTGATTATTATTTTGCAAACGCAACATCAGCAAATGCAAATACAACCCTAGCAGAAGCATTTACATTTGAAGCATTTTCTTTACATCCTATATCATCTGTTATTGTTGAAAATGGTGGTGGAGGTATTTCAACAATACCAACAGTTACAGCTTCAATGACTTATCCAACTGATGATCCTTCATACAATGGTTATATCAGTAGTCTTGGTATTCTCGCTCCAATTCAAATATTAAACGGTGGAGAAGGTTATCTATCAAACGACAAAATACAAATAATTGGAGGAAGAGGATATGGTGCATATGCAAATATTACATCTGTTAATTCAATAGGAGCTATTACTTCTGTTGATTATGTTTTAGGAAGTAATAATGTAACATATCCACCAGGTGGTTTAGGTTACACAAACGATTTATTACCGACAGTTAAAGTTATATCATCAAACATTTATGCTTCAAATGCTTCCCTATATGTTCCTGGTATATTAGGAACCGGTGCGACTTTCCAAATTGCTGTTGATCGTGCAGGTTCAATTACTACAATCAGTCTAACTAATCCAGGTGAAGATTATATTGCTACACCAAATGTATCATTAAAAGTACAGGATATTGTTGTTTCTAATGTAAATGTTTTTATATTACCACAAAAAGGTGATGTGATATATCAAGGTGTTGATCTTAAGAATGCATCTTATGTGTCATATTTCGATTCGATTTCATTATTACAAGGAGATGCAGTATCAGCTAACTCATTATATAACATGAGATTGTATAATTATTCATCTCAACCAAATGTTAATTTACCATTAATTGATGCAAATAATAATGTTCAAATAAAAATGACAGGAATACAATATGTATCTCCCACATTACAAAAACCTGACGGCACATCTTATTATAACACATCTGGTGTAAGAAATTATGGAGATGGTACAGCACTTGCTACAGCATCTTTCTTAAATGGATTAGCAATTAGTCAAGGACAATATTTAACATCACAAGGACAACCAAGTTCTTATGATGTATTACAAAGTTCTGATTATAATAATTTTACATATCAGATCACAGTAGAAAAAGAAATTGCTAAGTATCGTGAAATATTGTTAAATCTAATTCATCCATCAGGAACTAAACTTATTGGTAGATATGCAATCCGTTCGGCTAATACATTCTATTACACATCTTCTGATTCTGTATTCCAAGGATATCCATTAACATATTTGACAGGTTATTCTGGTATTACAGTTTCCATGAAATCAAGTCCATCTGCACCAGCTAACAATATTATTACAATCAATAATTTACCTGTTGGTGAAAATATTGCAAATATTATTGCTGCCAATGCATTAATAGAAATCAGTCCACCAAATGGACCAGAAATAAGTTCATATATTAAATCAATAGATCCAGTAAACAATACAATCACTTTACAAACAAATACATGGTTAACCTTTGCAAATGTTGCTTATATTACAGCAAATGCTAATTCTAATGTGATAAATATAGTATCAGTAACAAATTCTTATAACATTGTTAATAATGGTGTTTATAGTAATACAATGTATCCAATTAAAGACATTGTATTTGCCGGTGATACTGTATATGTAAATAATCAATCATTAACTGTAACATCTGTAAACTATGGAATAAATGAAATTGTTGTTAATGGTAATGTGTCATCAAATATATCAAACTCATTACTAACAGTAAGCAGAACAATTAATACAGATTTAGTAAATATATTTCAACCATTAGGAACAGAATATATTTCTTATCTAACAGATACAACTGGTAATGTTTTAGTAACACAAACAGGAACTCCTTTAATAGTATAGGTTAAAAATGGCAACAATTAGAATAGATCAGTTAGCGCAACTAACAACATTAAATTCAAATACATCAAATACCATTATTCCTGTTGTGGATATTACTACAGGTGATACTAATCAAATTAATATAGGTATCTTAGGTTCACAATTGTTTTTGAATCAACCACTTATAGCTAACGCAAATGTAATTTTTGGCGATTCAACTATTCAACACACAGCATCGAGTCCTGCTTCTTATAGCCAAGCTTCTTTTGCTTTGGCAAATACAAATGCAAATGGATTAATATATGTTGCTGGTGTAAATAATACACAAAATAATATTACACAAACTGTATATAACTTAGCAAACACAAATGCAAACAATATAATTAATGTAAATAATTTTGTTCAATCGTCTTATAATACAGCAAATGGTGCACTACAAAGAACTGGTGGAATTGTTACTGGTCAATTAAATGTAAATAATTACACAATCATATCAAATTCATTTTTCAATATAAATTCAAATACACCATTAGTTCAGATATTAGGATCAGCAAACTCATCATATCAAATGCCATCTAATCCTGGATATATGTTACAAGTAGTTGGATTGGATGGAACATCATCACGAATTATCAATGATTCTTTTGGTACAAATACTTACTCTTTATTTGCTGGTAGAAAAGGTAATGGAACAGCAGGAAATCCATTAAATGTTGCGAATAATGATGTTATTTTTAGATTATCGGGTAATGGATATGCTAATGGTTTTTCACAATTTGGTCAGGCTAGAATAGACTTTGTTGCTTCTGAAAATTTTTCATCAACAAATCAAGGAACACAAATTCAATTTTGGAATACTATTCCTGGAACAAATAACTTAACCCAAATAGCAACATTTAATGCAAATACTGTTTCATTTACCGGTGAAGTTATTCCTCAAAAAGGTTTTAGATATACTCCAAATGTTATTAATGGACAAACTTCAACATTAACTATTGATTTTACTAGAGATTCTTTAATAAAAGCTAATGGATCATCAGGTTTAACTGTTTCATTAACTAATTTTGAAGCTGGTAAAGAAGTTATACTTTGGTTTGTAAGTACAGCTGGAGCAACAACAACTGTAACACATGGTGCTCTTGCAAATAATTCAACAATTAATTCAACTTCATTTAGTATGCCTGCACAATCAACAGCATACTTGAGATACTTTAGTATTGATGGTAGTTTAAGTAATACCTTTGTTAACATATCACATGCATAATTATGGCTAATCAAAATTTATTAACAGTTTTTTTTAAAGTTTTTATGTCTGAGCAGTTTTATTATGCTCCTTCTGCCGTTGTTCCAACAACTGGATTACCAATATCATCTGTATATTGTTTCCTATCAAAAGTAGATCCTTGGTCAGATAACAATAATCCACCTGCACCAACAGAAGATGTTAAATCATTAAAAAATGTATTTAAAAATATCTTTGTAACAAAGCAGGTATATTCAGGCGATATTACTCCTGTATTACCAAGAGTTGATTGGACATCTGGTGTCACATACGATTACTATCGTGATGATGTTGATATGTTAGCTGTTGATTCTATTGGTAATAGAGTTTATAATTTTTATGTTAAAAATCAATATGATCAAGTATTTAAATGTTTATGGAATAATAATGGTCAACCATCAACAATAGAACCATACTTTCAACCTGGTCAATATAATACAAATAATATTTTTCAAAGTACCGATGGATATAAATGGAAATATATCTTTACTGTTGATATAGGTTCAAAAGTTAAGTTTATGGACAATCAATGGATTCCAGTTCCTATTGGTAATTATAGTCCAAATCCTAATTTATATACTCCAGGTGTTGGTGATATAGAAGTAATAAATGTATTAAACGGTGGTTCAGGATATGATGCAGCAAACTCTCCAATCACAATCACTGTAACTGGAGATGGTACTGGTGCAAATGGATACGCAACAGTTGTTAACGGAAGTATTAATGATATTATTGTTACAAATACAGGTTCAAATTATACATATGCAAATGTATCGATAACATCAGCAAATGGTTCTGGTGCTATTGCTATTGCACCAACATCTCCTATCGGTGGACATGGATCTGATCCAACTTCAGAATTAGGTGCAACATCTGTTATGTTGTCATGCCAATTTAATGGTTCAGAAAGTGGTTATATTCCAACAGATATTACATATTATCAAGTTGGTTTATTATTGTCTCCTGCTTCATTGAGTTCTTCACCTAATCCAGCAAACGGTGCAATATATAAAACAACAACAGATATTATTGTTGCTGCTGGTAATGGATTGTTTCAAAGTGATGAAATAGTGTTTCAAGGAAGTAATTTACAAACAGCAACTTTTACAGCTACTGTTTTAAGTTTTGATCCTACAAATAACATTTTACATCTCATAAATAAAACAGGAAATTTAATTACTAACGCACAGATATTTGGTAATACATCACAAACAGCACGAACAGTATTATCATATAGTTTACCAGACTTTATTAAGTCTTCTGGATACTTAGCATATATAGAAAATAGATCAGGTATTCAAAGAAGTTCTGATGGAATAGAACAAGTAAAAATAATATTAAGCTTTTAAAGGTACAAAATGGCACTTAATTTTAATGTATCACCATATTACGATGATTTCGACCCAACAAAAAATTTCCATAGAATTCTTTTTAAACCTGGATATGCTGTTCAGGCCAGAGAATTAACACAATCACAAACGATTTTACAAAATCAAATATCAAATTTTGCTTCAAGTATTTTTTCTCAAAATACGCCTATCAGTGGTGGACAAGTAACAACTAATTTAAATGTTTTTTATTTAAAATTAAATACACAATATAATGGTGTAAATATCACAGCAAGTAACTTTTTAAATAAAGTTATTCAAGACACAACAGGTACAATTTTAGCAAAAGTTGTTGCTACAGCAGAAGCATCGGGTGGTGATCCTCCCACATTAATCGTATCGTATATTTCAGGTTTACATTTTACTGATGGTTCATTTTTAACACCAACAGATGGTACAAATATTGCTGCAACTTTAATTAATACAGGATCAACAGGACCATCTTCTGTTGCATCTGTTGCTTCAGGTGTATATTATATTGTAAATGGTTATTCTCAAAGTTCTCAAATAGATCCAACAACTGGAAACTATATCACATATTCTATCGGTAACTTTGTTCAAGTTAATCCACAAACAATCATTCTTGACAAATATGACAATACACCATCTTATAGAATTGGTTTAGAAATCAATGAAACTGTTATAGATTATATTTCTGATTCGTCATTACTTGATCCTGCTGTAGGTGCTTCAAACTATCAAGCTCCAGGTGCAGATCGTTATCAAGTATCATTATCTTTAATTACATTACCTTTACAGTTGGGTAATGATCAAGGATTTATTGAACTTGTTCGTGTTGTTAATGGACAAGTTGTTAAACAAGTTGATGGTACAGTTTATTCAACAATTGATGATTACTTTGCAAAACGAGATTATGAAACAAACGGTGATTATATTGTAAATGATTTCAATTTAACTCCATCACCTGATACAGATTCTACCAAATATGATTTAACTATTGGTAAAGGTGTTGCTTACGTACATGGATATAGAATTGAAAATCAATCTAATCTAACTTTAGTAAGTGATCGTGCAAGAACAACTGCAAATGTTGCAGTGAATGATGTGTTTATTGATTATGGTACATATTATTATGTTGATACATTAAATGGTTTCTTTGCTGTTGATCAAATGCCTTCTATCGATTTACATAGTGTCCAAGCAAACAATATTGTAACCACATCAACAAATACATACAATTCAACGAAAGTTGGTTCAGCAAAAATAAGAAATCTTGTTTATGTTATTGATAGTGGTACAGCAAATAGTTTTGTTTACAAAGCTTATGTAAGTGATATTCAGACAACAACATTTAGTGGATCAGTTTCTTCAGCAACAACCACAACAATCACAATAAATGATACATTAGGTGTATTTTCAACAGTTGCAAACGCTTATTATGGAATGACGGTTTCAATTACTTCTGGTACTGATACTGGAGATAAAAGAAAAATTGTGTCTTATAATGGATCAACAAAAACATTTACAGTTGATACCGCATTTACAGTTACTCCTGATACAACAACACAATTTACAATAATTCCAACTGTAGGTAATGTTTCTGCTTTAGTTTTGCCAAATGGCTCTTCTTATACATCGAGTGCAGATATCAATTCACAATTTGGTAAAGTAAATGGTTTGTCTAATGGTTTAGCAATTTTAGAAAATCCAGGTACTCCAGAAATGATTTTCAAAGTTGGTAATCCTTATGTTGCATCAATTTCTGGATCAACTTATGTATCAACAAAAACATTTAGTGGATTGTCCACTGGTGTAACGGGTACATTTAGTATCTCGGTTTCTTCGTTACCATTAAACTTTATCGGAACAGCAGGTTCAACAATACCATCATCTGTTGTAAAACAAAATTATACAGTTATTAATGTTGCAACAGGTCAAATTTTAGATTATACTATTTCTGGTGCAACAGTTTCTCTTTCATCAGATAAGAAAACTATAACATTTACATCAACAAGTTACACTAATTTAACAGTTGATGTGATTGCAACTGTAGATGTTATAAACGGTGATTCTTATCCTGTATTAAAATGGAAAAATTTAGTAACAGGTAATACAACAATTGTCACAACATCTCCAACTGTTGTCGTTTCATCAAATACATCTGTTGACTTATCTTTGGGACAAGCTATTATTCAAAATGCAACTGCTTTGAATAATAAAATTTCTTTATATGTTGCTGATGTAAAGCGAATTACAAAAATATATGATACTGGTTCATCTTCTGTTCAACCAGTAACTTCTGGTTTATCATCATATACAGATGTAACTAGCCAATATCAATTAAACAATGGTCAAAAAGATTCTTATTATGATCATGCTTCCATTTCATTATTTCCTGGTGCAAATAAAGCAAAAGGTAATTTATTAGTTATATTTGATTATTACTCACATATCAATGGCACAACAAATCTTGGAACAGGTACTGCTGGAGATGGATACTTTAGTGTTGAATCATATTTAACATCAACATATCCTGATCTGTATCAAAATATTCCATCTTACACAGCAACTGATGGTACAACATATAAACTTGCTGATTCTATCGACTTTAGACCAACAAGACAGAATGCTACCACAGCATTTGCATTTGAATTTGCAAATGGTGGTTCATTAATGCCACAAGATTTATCACAATATCAAAGTTCATACAATTATTATCTTGGAAGAAAAGATAAATTAATTTTAAGTAAAGATAAGAGTTTCCAAATTATTGAAGGAACACCATCACTTAATCCAATTTTTCCAACAGAACCAGATGGATCAATGGTATTAGCAACATTGACACATGATCCATATACAGCATATGTACCTGGTGAAAATCCAGCAGGAACACCTGCAAATCTTTCTATCAATAAAGTTCCACATAATCGTTGGGCTAAATCTGATATTACAAATTTACAAACTCGTGTTAATAATTTAGAATATTATTCTTCATTGAGTGTGTTGGAACAAAATGCTCAATCATTACAAATACCGGATGTTAATGGATTAAATCGTTTTAAAAATGGTATTTTAGTTGATGATTTCAGTTCTTATGCAACAGCTGATACAACCAATCAGGATTATGCTGCCAATATTAATATAAGAAATCAACAATTAACTGCATTATCAATTATTGATAATTTCCAATTACAAAATCCTGTCGTGTTAAACAGTTTAGGAACATCAACAGGAACAAACACATATGCGATTGATAGTATAGCAGGAACATCTACAAACATATTTACTTTACCTTATACAACATCAAATGTTGTAACACAACCATTAGCATCCAGTACAGTAAGTGTTAATCCTTTTGCTGTTGTTGTTCAACAAGGTATAGCAAAATTAAATCCGCCTATGGATAACTGGGTAGATAATTCACAAGCACCCGCATTGTTAATTACTGATCCAACAATGCAAGTATATCAACAAACAAACGGTGTAAATATTACAAACGCTGGCGATTTTGCAACAATACCAGGTACATCATCAACAGTTTCATCATCCGTTTCAGTTATCAATCACGGTAGATTCAATGGTCCTTTTGGTGGTACAGTTGGTTATACTGCAACAACAACAAATACTTATGCCAGTCAATTACAAAACATAACAACTTCTGGTAATTATTCACCGGTATCATCAACATTTTCCAATTCAAATGGATTTTTGACAAATATTGCTGTTTTACCATATATCAGGCCACAACAGATAATTTTTTCAGCTAAAGGATTATTGGTAAATACTCCTGTAAGCACATGGTTTGATGGAAAAAATGTAGATCAATACATCACATCACCCAATACAATTGAATTGACTGGAGTGTCTGGATCCTTTAGTGAGGGTGATATAGTTGGTTTCTATTTCAATAATAAATTCTATCCAGTTGGTAGAGTTTCTGGTACATATGTTTATCCAGGTACATCCAATGTTAGATTGTATGTTGCAACAGTAATTGGAATGCCAAAATATACTTCAACAAATGTTATACAAAATGGTATTTTTGATTCTAATGGTAATTATACAGGATCAACAGCAAGTGGTACAGTAAATGGTGCGACAACATCATTACATACATCTGGTCAATTAACGGGTGTTGGTGGAAGTTATACACCAATAGGTGGTACAGGAACATATCAAATTTATAAAGTTCAAGATCCTAATGATTGGGGAACATTCTTAAACCAATATGGTGTTTGGGGAGATTTGAACCATTCGTCATCATATTCGGCATCTTTTGCAACATCTATTGGATCAACAGGTACTTATACATTCTATGTTTCAAGCACAGGATCAGCAACTGTTACAGTAAATGGAACAAATGTAATTTCTTCTTCAAGTGCAACAACCGTAAATACAACAAATTATACACTGAATCAAGGAACAGTAACAATTGCTTGGTCGGTTACAGGAAGTCCTGGTCCATCAGGTTTTGCTCTTGTAGTAAAAGATTCAAGTGGTAATATAGTATTTCAGTCAACAAATCCACCTAATCTTAATTATGATTCTGTTTCACAAGAAGTTGTAATGCCTCAAGGTGGTGCATGGTTTACTGGTGTAACAAAAATTAAATTAGATCAAAATGCATCAACTGTTGCAAATTATTATGTTGGTGCTAAAATAAACATAACATCAAAATATGTTTATCAATACACAACACAAACAGCAACTTATGTTCCTCCTCCTCCTGCTCCTTCGGGTGGTGGCGGTGGTGGTTGTTTCACATCAAATACTCAAATTACATTAAATGGATCAACAAAATCAATCTGTGAAATTCAAGTCGGTGATTTAGTTTTAAATGCTTTAGGTACATCTTATAACAAAGTTCTTTATATTGAAAAAATGGATGATATCACATTTGATTCATTATATTCACCAACTAATGAAATTGAAGCATTTGCAACAATAAATCACCCATTGTTCATTAATGGTAAATTGTCTTCAATAGATCCAGAAAAGAACTATAAAGTTTATCCATGGTTAGGTAGAAATGAAAAATTAGTAACATCAAATATTGTTAAAGCTAAAGGTTCAACTGTTTATAACCTATGGGTAGATGGTGACGGAACATATCAAGTAAATGGATTTGGAACAACATCTATTATCGGTAACGGTGGTTTATTATTGAATATATACAATGATAAATTAATCACAGAAGAAGATGTTAAAACATTATTGTTAACATTTATTGATCAAGGTATTGAAATAAATTACGGTGTTCATTTATGTAATAAATATTTTGGAAAATTAAATTCCAAATTCATCAATAAATTATCAGCAAAAATATTAACAGGAAAAGAATGTAAAGTTGGTAAAAAACTATACAATACACTATTCTATATTGTTGGTAAAGTTGCCTGCTTGATTAATAAATAGTTTTTAAGAATGGAAAAATAAATGTCATACAATTATAGTACAGGTCAAACACAAACGCTTTCGAGTATATACACATATTCAGCTAATATAACTGCATATGATGCAACTACACAAATAGCAACATTGGATACTCCTGTTGATATTTCTTTGGGTTATAATGAAGTTGTTGGTCAAGTAACATCTCAATATAATTTAATCGGAAATATAACAACAGTTTCTCAAGCTATACAAAGTGGTACTTCATTATCAAAATTGTCAACAGATGAAGCTGGTAATTTTATCGGCATTTTTAATGTTCCATCAAATACATTTCAAACTGGTCAAAGAGTATTTCGTGTAGATAATAGAACAGTTACAACAGATCCAACTACTGCAACAACATATGCAGAAGCAACATTTACAGCATCTGGATTATCAACAACATCACAACAATTAAATTTTGCTCCATCTGTTGATTCTTCATCAACAACTTTTACTCAAGTTAGTCAAATAAGTAATCAACTTGTGAGCACAATTACAACATATTCACCATATGATCCTGTCGCACAATCATTTATTATCTCAAAAGATAATTATCCTAATGGTATTTTTATTAAGTCTGTAAAATTATTTTTCTATTCTAAACCATCAACAAATATACCAATTACAATTTCCATTGTTGGAACACTAAATGGTTATCCAAATGGACAAGTATTAGATTATTCAACAGTTACATTGAATACGGATCAAGTTGTAACATCTTCTTCACCACATTATCTTGATCCAACAACATATACAGAATTTGTTTTTGAATCTCCTGTATATATTCAATCTGGTGTTTTATATGCGGTAATGATCAAAGCAAACTCACCTGATTATCAAATGTATTATGCTCAACAGAATCAATTAGCTGTTCCATCAACAGCAAAAGCATTACCAACAGATGCAAATCCAACAAATCCAACAAAAATTGGAACTGCACCATATGTTGGAGCTTTGTTTGAATCACAAAATTCAATAACATGGACAGCGGATCAAACTAAAGATTTAATGTTTGTTATTGATAGATGTGTATTCAATACATCAGTTACACCACAAATACAATTTATTTTACCTAAAGGTTTACCTTACAGAAAAATGGGTATGCATGACATTCAGTATGCTTTAGATGCAAACAATGTGTCTAATTTAATGGGTAACTTTGGTCAAATAATACCTTCAGATGGTTATAATGTAACAACAACACAATTTGTTCCAACTGGCGGTTCAGTAACATATGAATATCAATCATTATTGGCTAATGGAAATGTTCCAGTGGGCCCATATTCATTAACACCAGGACAATATGGATCACCAACACCAGATAACATTTATCTAAACGATGGTCAAGGTGAAAGAATATTAAATCCATATACAAACAATTCATTTATATTGACTGCAACAATGTCATCTTCGGATGATAGTGTTTCACCTATTATTTCTGATGACGGAATAACATTGTATAATATTCGTTATTTAATTAATAACATGGGTATTCAAAATAATGTTATATCTTTAGTTTCTGGTGGTGCTGGATATAATGCAAATACAGTTGCAGTATCAGTGAGTGCACCAGATGTTGGTTCAGATAACGCTTTACTATCAGCAAATGTGTCAAACGGTGTAATACAAAACATTTATGTTTCTTATCCAGGTTCTGGTTATATTACAACACCGACAATATCAATTACAGGATCCAATACAAGTCCGGCTTCAGCTGTTGTGTATGGAGAAACATCCCAACATGGTGGTAATTCATATGCTAAATACTTCACTAAGAAAGTTGTTTTAACACCAGGAAATGATTCTGGTGATTTGAGAGTATATTACACTGCTTATAAACCATTAGGAACTCAAGTGTATGTTTATTACAAAATATTAAGTAGTCAAGATACACAAAACTTTGATAGTGGTAACTGGCAGTTAATGACCCAAGTTTCTAATGCAAATGTTTATTCTGCAACAAGAACTGATTTGGTAGAATACGAATGTGCTCCAGGAATATTCTCAAGTAATCAAGCAAATAACGACATTTCTTATGTAAGCACAAATGGACAAACATATACATCATTTATTCAGTTTGCTATTAAAGTGGTATTGGCAACAAATGATAATACACAAGTTCCATTCTTAACTGATATAAGAGCATTGGCATTACCATCTGGAACAGGAATTTAACATATGTTAGTAAAAATACAAAATGCAAATATGATTCGTGATACTGAATCGATGGCATTAATTAACACAGATAATAATGAAAAAAATGAGTATTATAGTAAAGTTCGTATGTTAAAGACCCAAAAAGATGAGATAAATAAAGTAAAGTCAGAATTAGAAGAAATGCGTAGTGACATGAAAGAAATTAAGTCATTAATGCAACAACTATTAAATATCAAAGGTTAATAAATGGCCAATACAGTACCAGTCTTAAGTTACGCTAATACTTTTGGTGATTGGGTAGTCACTACAAATGATCTCACAAACGAAGTAAATTCAATAGGTTATGGTAACTATATCAAACCAACAGGAACATTGTATCTAAATGATCCAAATTTAGGATTACAAGTAGCCAATAATTCTGTATTTCAAGGTCCTTTACAAGTAACGGGTATTGGTTCTTCTGCATATGTTCAAAATAATTTAACAGTAGATGGTCAAATATATTTTAGAAATGCTTTAGGATTAATTAATTACGGAAACACAGAAATTGGTGGAACAATTTATGCCAATGGTTCCAATTCAGGTATAGTTGTATCAAATAATGCATTTATCGGAGCAAATCTTTTAGTTGGTGGTTATTCAGATGTGGTTGGTTATTTAAATGTTTCTGGTAATACAAATATATCAAATACACTAACAGTAAGTGGAACAACAACTGTCTCAAACAATGTTATTATAACTGGTAATACAAGTATTGGATTAAATGCATATGTTGCAAATAATATTCAATCTGCAAGTTTATATACAATTGATACAGTAACAAAAGAAATAAATGTTTTAGATGCAGCAAATATTCAAAATGTTGTATATACAAATATTGTTCAATCTAATACTGTTGTAAATACCGCAACATTATCCGTAACTGGTACAACTTATACAAATGATTTACAAGCAAATACTAATGTCAATACTCCTCTAGTTACTACCAATAATGCAACTATTGCTTTTAATACAGTAACAAATAACTTACAAGCTAATACTAATGTAAATACACCATTAGTTACTGCTGTAAATGCAACGGTTTCTTCAACCATATATGCAAACAATATTAATGCAAATACAACAGTTAACACAACGACAGTTAATGCAAACTTTGCAAATTTAGGTAACACAAATATTACTGGTATTTTAAATTTAACTGGTAGTGAATTTGCAACAAGTTCAATTACATCAAATCAATCTAATACAAATTATTCTAATATATTTGGAACAGAAAATGTAAATCAATTACAAGCAAATAATATTGTTGGTTTAAATGTTTCTGTACCAAATATAGTATTTACCAATAACTTACAAGCAAATACTAATGTAAATACACCATTAGTTACTGCTGTAAATGCAACGGTTTCTTCCAATGTTGTTACAAATAATGTTAATGCAAATAATTCTGTTAATACAACAACAGTAAATTCAACAAATGCAATAATAACTAATGCTACATTGGGTAATACAAATATTACAGGCACATTAAATTTAACTGGTAGTGAATTTGTAACGAATACGATTACATCAAATCAGTTAAATTCAAATACCGTAAGTATATTTGGAATAGAAAATGTAAATCAATTACAAGCAAATAATATTGTTAGCACAAATATATCTGCACCAGGATCGATATATGCCAATCAAATACAAGCAAATACATCATTAATAACATCACTTATAACATCCAATACAAGTATTACAACACCTGTATTGAATGTATTGACACAAATAAATGCGGCAAATGCTACTGCACAATTTAGTTCAGTAAGTGTGGCAGGTAATTTTACAATTAATGGTGCAACAATTTATAACTCAAATAGATTTACATTGAGTGCAGCAACACCAAATCAAACATCATATATTGGTATTTACAGAAATACACAAACAGGTAACTCATATATTCGTTGGAACGAATCATCCCAATATTGGGATATGAATGATGTTAATACCGGTAATTATTACAGAATATTAACAGATGAATATAGAAGTGATTTAACAACAGTTAATGGTACAACAAATATTGCAACATCTAATGCTGTATATTATTTACAAGGTGCATTAAATACTGCAAATACAAATATTATAAACAATTATAATACACAACAAACAGAAATAACAGCAGTTAATAATTATTCATCATCTGCTTATAATTATGCCAATACATCTGTTGCATATATTACAGGTGTTAATAATAGTCAAAACACAACAATAACAGCAGTTAATAATTATGCAACAAGTGCTTATGGTTTTGCTAATACTGTAAATTCTAATTTAATTTCTGATGTCAATACTTTAAATACAGAAATAACGGCAGTTAACAATTATGCAGTTGGAGCTTATAATACTGCTAACACAGCTTTATCCAATTCAATTTATAATGCTGGTGTTAATAATAGTCAAAACACAACAATAACAGCAGTAAACAATTATGCTGCTGGTGCTTTTAGTTTAGCAAATTCTAATTATAGTTTAATTAATTCTAATTACAATACACAACAAACAGAAATAACAGCAGTTAACAATTATGCTGCTGGTGCTTATAATAAAGCAAATACTGGTGGAACATTTACATCAGCATCCAATTTTAATAGTAATTTAGGAGTTGGTGGAGATTTAACTGTATCTGGTAATTTAATAATAAATGGTACACACACTTATATTGATACACAAACAATATCAACAAATGAATCGTTAATACAATTAGCACAAAATAATAATGTTTCTGATTCTATTGATATCGGTTTCTATGGTGAATCAAATGTAGGGGGTTCTGTTGTATATCACGGTTTAATTCGTGAAGGATCAGGTGGATCTTCAGCAGGTAATTTTTATCTATTTAAAAATTTAACTACTGCTCCAGCTGCAAACAATGTAAACTATTCTGGTTTAATTAAAGCTTCTTTAGTTGCTGATGGATCATTGATTACCAATATTAACGGTAACAATATTCAAACTTCAACTATACAAAATTCTTCATTAGTCAATTCAACAATTTCTGGTGTTGCTTTAGGTGGAACATTAAATACACTGACATTAAATACATCAGGTACTGGATTATCCGGATCAACATCATATAATGGTTCCGGAGCAGTAACATTTACTGTATCAAGTAATGCAACAAGTGCAGATACACCATCAGCAATCGTTGCTAGAGATGCTTCAGGTAACTTTAGTGCTGGAACAATTACAGCAACATTAAGTGGTACTGCAACTCAAGTAAGTAATTCTGTTACATTTAATAACAGTGGAACAGGTGCAACTTCTGGTATAACATTTAATGGTTCAACTGCACAAACAATTTCATATAATACAATTGGTGCACCATCAACTTCTGGTACAAATGCTTCTGGTACTTGGGGTATTAGTGTAACAGGAACATCTTCAAATATTACATCTTATCCATTAAATCAATCTGTTCAAACAACATCAACACCAACTTTTGCTGGTTTAACAGTTGGTGGTTCAGCTGTTGTAACTAATAATGGTGGAAACTGGAATATTAATGCTGTTAATATTACTTCTTATCCATTAAACCAATCTGTTACTACAACAGCAAGTCCTACTTTTGCTGGTTTAACAGTTGGTGGTTCAGCAGTAGTGACTAATAATGGTGGAACTTGGGGAATCAATGTATCAGGAACAGCATCAAATATTACAGCATATTCAATAAACCAATCTGTTGCAACAAACAGTGATGTTCAACATTTAAGTTTGTATGTTGGAAATGCATATGCTCCAACTTATACAAACGGTGCAATAACAGCAGAAGGAAATATTACAGCTTACTATTCATCTGATAAAATGTTCAAAGAGAATATCAGAGAAATACCAAATGCGTTAAATACTGTAAATTATATTGGTGGTAAACTTTTTGATTGGAAAGATGAATATTTACAAAATAATGGTGGTGAACACGAATACTTTAGACCAAAATCTGATTTTGGTGTAATCGCACAAGATGTTCAAGAAGTTTTCCCTGTTGCTGTAAGAACAAGACAAGATGGTAGTTTAGCCGTTGACTATGAAAAATTATGTGCTTTAGCATTTGCAGCTATCAAAGAATTAAAAGAAGAAATAGATAAATTAAAGGCAGATGACAAATAATGGCAGCTGGTTATCAAAACATTTACTTAAATCAAGGAGACACATTTACTCTCCAAACAACACTTACTGATGATTATGGTAATCCATTTAATCTTAATGGTTACACAGTTCAGTCTGTTGGTAAACAATCTTATTATTCCACTAGTCCTTCTATTATATTCACTTCAACTATCACTGATGCAAGTAATGGAGTTATACAATTATCAGCAAATTCACAAGTAACAGCAAATGTACCGACAATACCTGTTAATAAAATGGTATATGATGTAATTATTACTGATGCACAGGGAAATGTAACTAGAGTATTAGAAGGTCAAGTTATTGTTTCTCCTGGTGTCACATTATGAAAGTAACAGTAAATCCAATACAAACGATAAATGTTAGAACAAATCAAGGTTCTCAACAAACAACAATAAAAGCTCCGGTTCAGTTTATTGGTGCAGATGTTTCTCTACAATTACAACAAATAGAGAGCACATTAAATGTTGCTTTCAATCAAGCAAATACTGCACTAGCAACAGCAAACACAAAATTGAGTGCAAATGGTGGTATCATTTATGGCAGTTTAGAAGTAACAGGAAACGCAGCAATAGACGGAACCTTTACTGCCGTTATCGATGGTGGCACATTTATATAAAAGAATAAATATAAGAAAAATAACAAGGATTTGAAAAAATGTCCATATCAAATACAACAGTCCTGATTAAAAGATCAAGTACTTTATCTAAACCAACATCTTTACAATTAGGTGAATTAGCATATTCGTATGTTTCCAATACAATGTTTATTGGAACATCAACAGGAGTTGTGAATGTTGGTGGATATTTCTATACTCAAACTATTGATTCGGCAACAAATTTAGATACACCAAATACATTAGTTAAAAGAGATGCAACAGGAAATGCTTCTTTTAATTATGTGACATCAAATGTTGTTGGTAATTTATATGGTATAGCTAATTCAGCAATTTATTTACAAAATCCACAAGACTTTTCAATTTCTGGTGGAGATATTACAGCAAGTCCAGTTTTATTCAATGGTAATAATACTGTTACATTAAATGCTAGTTTAAATCTTGTACCTGGCCTAGTAGCAGGATATTATGGTGGTTCAACACAAAGTTTATCAACTATTCCTGTTGTTGAAGTTGCTGCTAATGGTCGTATCATATCGATTGCAAACACAACTGTTACATCATCGTTTAATATTAGTGATAGTGTTAATAGTAATACTGTATATTCAGGATCAACAATAACATTCTACGGAACAAAAGGTGTTACAACAGATGTATCTTCAACTGGTGAATCAATTACATTTGGAACAGATTCTACTGTTGCTAGAACAAATATTGCAAACATTGGTACACAAGTATTCAACACAGATATTAATATTCCAACAAATAATTTAAATGTTGGTGGTACAATCTATGCAACCAATCTCGATATTTCTGGAAATATAACACAATACAATTCTACATCAACACTTAATGTTGGCGATCCAATTATTTACTTGGCAGCAAACAATGTTGGTAATTCAGTAGATATTGGTACTGTTGGTCACTTTACAGGTAATGGTGGTTCTGGTGTCAGTCAATATCAGCATACTGGTTTTGTTCGTGATTATAATGATAATAAATGGAAATTGTTTAGTAATGTTGTAACAGAACCAACCACAACAGTCGTATTTGATGGAACAACATGGTATGATACAATCAAAGTCGGTGGTATTGATAATTCAAACGGTAACATA